CCCTAGCTATATGCTTTGACACATGACCATTTTTAGCAATGTCCTTATAAGGATCTTTACCATTTTTTAAAAATAGATAAGCCCCTCTTTCTCCTTGCCTGTGGTAGATAGCCAGAAGCTCTAAATCGCTCATATTTTCGGCTAATTTTCTGGTTCTTACATCTTCGATAAATGGTTCAACCATGTTTTTAAAATAGATATCAAACATTTTATCCTGGTGAATTTCCATCTTCTTTTTTACTGAGGTAGTAGCCGTACATTTTGGAACTACAGAAGCCCAAGTTTTCCCGTACTTCTTTTGAAAATAGGGGTTCCAAGCCTTCATGAATTGATACTTGCCGCTAGCACTCGTATAAGGGTTTTGAGCACATACATTGCCGCCGCTTTCAACCTTGGCAATAGCCTTCCTAGCAATAACATACTCATCATTGCTAAATGAGAAAGCCATGCTCGGAAAGGCAAAGAATATGATGAAAAATAAAAACATAAAGTCAAACATACCACCCCCTTAATTAAGGTTCAACAAAGATATAAACCCACGTCTTTTTCGACCAATAAACCAAAGTATATTGGTAATGCGTTGTTACAATTTTGTTAGTTATAGGATGCGGCAGTTTGAGACCGTATTTTCTTCCTTTAGCAATGGTTGAAGGGTGAAAGAACTTTTCAACCATTGTTCCTCGGAAGATAATTCTACACAATCTTAGCTGTTGTTTTTTTGCTCCTTTCTTGCAAATCATGTCTGATTTCCTCCATAGATTTTGTTAAAATCCTGCCAGGATCCACTTTTCTACCATCGGGTAAGGCACACTCATCATGTCCACAAATCATGTTCGGTTTAATCCCATGTAAAACCAGCCAATCTAATAGCCGTGTAAGTTCTCTTTCTTGTGCGGTGGTTGCCGGGTCCCACCACAATTTTTGTCCTTTGTAATCTCTCAGTACCGCTTCAGGTATCGCAGTCCCATTCCATGCTTCCTTGTGTTCGTTAAGTAGGCCCCACGATGCAAGCGAAATGGCAATAAAACAACGGTTAGGAGAGGCCTTATTCCATAAGGCTTTCCCTGCGTGATTTACCGCTAAGTTAAAGTAAGTTGTCTGGGTAGTTTTTCCATCTCGGTCGATAATTAAATGATAACCTAAATTTTGATTATTTTGAAGTGACTGGATAGCTCTTTTTACATTCCTATCGGCTAAATAATGAACACAAATACCCGTTGGCTCCATCTTGGCCACGCCCATTTTCAGGTCTGCCCTTAGCTCTGTTGAATAAGGATAAACATCGGGAAAATTACCAGACATCTTTAGCCCCTTCCATCTCTTGAAGCCGTTGGTCCTGAGCGTCTAAAGCTTCAATTATTTGAAGCAAAGCCTCATTATGTTGGGATAACATTAGCGTCATCTCGTTCAACTTTAGCGCCCATGCTACAATCAATAAAGCAGTGATAGCCCAGCTTAATTGTCGCATGTTCACCTCTTTTATTTTGTTGTATTAATCTACATTATAACATATGGAGCCCATTTTATGTATCAATACAAGTTCAAATGTGATCTGTGCAATAATACCCACGAAAAAGATAATAACGGATTGCCCAAAGATTGGTGGTATCTTGAGATTTCTAGAGATCTTTACGGCGACAATTTTAAGATTTGTGTATGCAAGTTTTGTTTGCCTACTCCCGTAAAAAAGTCGGATATCCAAGGTATTCTCCCATGGATACGCAAAAAGTTATGGTCTTAAGACGCATTTATCATATTGTTTCACAGTGTTAACTTTTCGCAAACACTCCTTATTTATTCTATGGGAGTGTTTGCACGAAGATAACCAAATGATTATGAATAAAACCGTTAAATAAAACAATTTCATACGGGGTCTAGCTGGTCCGAGTCCTCGCACCTTTGCCGGAAGTAGGCCCTGATTTCATCCCTTAACCTGATCGATCTATCGTCCCCGTGGTCGATCAATTGCCAAAGTCCCTGGCTGTCTCGCTTCACATCGACATACGGGTCGAACTGGTTTTTCTCCAATATTTTCCATCTGTTCCAATATTGGCGATCCCCTTTTTTTCCATGCCACTCATGGCAAATTACCCCTGGGACATAACCAATATTTTGTCTGATATGCTTGTCGGCTAATTTCTGCCAGGCAATAACGGCTCGTTTATATCCATCGGTAACCCCGCTTGGCAAACTTTCTTCAGCCCTAGAGATTAGACCTAGTGCCATGGCATGATCCCCCGCGCCCAATAAACCATATTCATATAATCCTACTCGCTCATAGGCGCTTCGCCGCCAGGCCCAAGCATACCCTGGATGCCAATAAACTTTTTTATCGGTTATACCGTATTGGCTTTTGTTCGTGAATCTTTTGGGATTCAACCTACCATCGCTGTTAAGCAATGGAGGGATTGTTTTGTTTTGGATTGTGTTTTGGTAACAATAATTAAAACCATAATTTTGGCCTACAATTGCAAGATCTGGGTAAGGTCCCATGTCTAGCGCGGTGGAGAACATCTGGACAACATCATAATGTTGGAGCTGCTGAACGGTTTCTTGCGCCCAGTCCATTCTTTGAAAGGTTAAGTCGGCATCGACCAGAGCGACCCATTTCCAATCGGCGGGAAGTCTGTTGATCGCTGCCGCCAGGAAGTTTTCCTTGTGCCAGAGCTCGTGCCTTGTCCTGAGCTGCAAATGGTTGGGATTCTTTTCCTCGGTTATCTCAAACGGCCTATCCCCGAAAGCCACCTCCACAGTCATCAAGTTAACGCCAAAGCTCTTAATGTGAGCTTCAAATTTTCGGTAAAGATTGTACCGAGATTTGAAGCGAACCACGTTAGAAATCCCCGTGACAACCCAGAATTTATCTAGCGGCATCGGCGTTAAATCAGACTTAAACATGGTTTTATTCTTCTTCTGTGAAAAGTCTTTTTTGCTCTTTCAAATCTTTTTTGATGATAGGTCTAGGTGGGAACCAAGTTGACGATGGTTTAGTATGCGTGAGACTTTCACCCGTCTTCATCTTTCGGAGAATTTCATCATTTTCAATTTTTCGACAATCTGTCTTCATATTGTACCCATGATTTATTTTTTTTGGAATGGTTCTTAATTATTAATTTATTACGCAGTAATTCCATAAATGGTCTACCGTGTAGCTCATAAACTTTTTGTGAGGTATGCAGGATTCACAAATATAAAAATGCAGTGTTTTTGCTTTTTTAGGCGTTAGCTTAATAGTAAATTCACTATTTTCAATGCCGCATATGTCACATAAAACAATGGAGTTAACCGAATCTTCATTTTGATCTGATTTCATCGGTTAACTCCTAATTGTGATTATCCTTCAGGATCTGGTACCATTACCGGCTTAAGGTTAGGAGAATGTTCCCCCTTAGCAATCTGATAGATCTGATTCAAAACAACTTTAAGATACTCATGCTCATCAGCCGTGCCTTTATACTGTCTGCACACGGATTGGAGAGCGGTCATGGCTTGGTCTAGGTCGAATTTCATTTTAGGTTATCCTTGTGGCTTGGATAAATGAGTTAGTAGCATTAAAAATTCCGCTATTTAGAGTCGAAAAATCTATTCTACTCAATAAATAAATTGTCGTAGAACCTGGAGGTAAATCAAAAATTCTTGGTGTTGTATAAAAATAAGAGTCGGTATTAATTGGTGGATTTGGAGGATATCCTTGAAAAAATCCTCCGGCAGTAGACAAATCAATACTCGAAGAATTTAGCGATAAAGACATTATAACTACGGTTAATCCTGATATTTGCGTACCAGAAACCGATAGTCTTGACACCCCCTCTACACGCCATCTTCCTCCACCTAACGAAATAGATCCTGTTTGGATAAAATTTCCACTAACTGGAGTTCCGCCAGTTCCAGCGTTTCTAATAACCTCCCCCACAAACCCCGCTGCCACAGCAGCTCCGCTAGTATTCCCTGGTAACCCACTCGCACTAACCTGCCCTGGACTAACGCCAGGAACCACTATATTTTGGCCAAAAACCGTTGGCGTGAATGCTGAGTTTGACATATTTTTACCTTTCAATTTACTCTGATTAAATAGACTACGTTTATATAGTTTGGTTCTGTTGAAAATGCCGTGGTGGTTCCAGGCCCGTTCCCTGAGTTACCAGTGAAGTTTGGAAGGTCCACGTTATGGCTGTGATCAAGGTTCGCCGAGGTATTGACACTGATACCTGTCGTTGCGCTGCTTGTTACGTTTGTATTAAAGAACGAGTTCAGAGCTGATGCCACGTTAGCGGCGTTTCCACCAACTCCATAAGCTGGGCAAACGTGAATATGTCCCGGATCGGTGATACCGTGTCCGTGAGTTGTGTTGGCCGACATACCCGTTGACGTTACGTTACCATGATCGTGGTCTATAGTGTGAACATGTGGCGGAAGGTTGGCCGCTGCAATGGTACTTGTATTAGATCCACCCGTCCCACCATAAGTTGTCGAGCCTCTCAAATAAATGGAGCCTGACAAGTTCGGAGATGTTCCACTAACTGAGTTGCTTGCAGGTATCGCCGTTCCATCGGCTCTCATATAACCATTGCTCACCACACCCGATGCCGGAATAGCCATGGCACCCGTGAGCCCTGAGGTCATAGCGATAATTGCACCCAGAGGCACAACCCCTGGCGCATTTCCCGCTGCTTGAAAGTTACCTATAATATTTGTTGTTGCCATTTATTTCACCTTTACTGCAAGTTTAATATCGGTTCCCGTTTGGCTTTCCATATTTTCTTTAACCGCTATCACCCAATCGACACCAAGTTTTAAAGAGTATTGATCCCAATTAGGGATGGTTTGAATCCCACCATTTTCGAGATAGAGAGCCATGGTGTTGCCTTCGAGTTTGTGGCCTATGACCTCTATTTTTTTCCAGAGGAATTTTTTGCGGTATTTGAAAATGTATTTTTTGTTCATTAGGCGTTCTCTAGTGCTACGATCTTATCAAACTCTGATTCCAGTTATTTTTCCTACCATTGTCCCTCCAGTTTGCGATGTATAGTAAACTGTTGCGCATATATAGATCGTCGTAGTTGTATTGAAACTATAAACCTGAGGTAAACAGATACCACCTCCAGCTACCGCTCCACTTATGAATGTTCCCAAAACATTTGTTACGGCTGAATTATTGTCGAATCCATTGTTTGTATCAGAAAGATTTGTTGTTATGTTGTTTATATTAACCCCTGGACCAGCATAGGCCGATCCAAAAGTTGCTGTGACGGTTCCGTAGATTAGCCATGTTCCTGCTGAAAAAGACTGCGATGCTATCGTTGTGGTAATACTGCTAGCACCCCATGCAACACTACCAACTATTGTAACAGAGGTTTTTTCGCCAACATACCCAGACGGAACTGAGCTTCCATCTTTCCTACCTACGATAAGGTTTCCGGGAAATGTTGCGTTAGCCGGATTGCCTAAGGTCCAAACTCCAACCCCATTACATAGAGCAAAATTAACCGTGGCTGCCCTATTCGCTACTTGTAAAGCTGTGTCGCCAGCAACTATTCCTGCCCTAAGGCTTAAACCGTTGCTGTTCCCTGCACTGGCCGAGGCATTTGTGGCCTGGATAATCGCAGTATAACCGCCTGTCGCATCACCTTGAATAGTATGTGGTCCAGAACTTCCGGCAGCAGGTCCAGCAGTTAAACCGCCAGCATTGCTCCAACTTCCAATCTGAGTCGCTGAACTATTCTGTAAAACAAATCCGCCCGAGTCCTTAGCTTTCAACGTCGAAAACTGAACGAGAGTCGAATCAATCGACAAAGGAAGTGTCACGCCAACGGCAGGAGCATTGAGAGCAAAATTTATCTTGGCTGAAACGTATCCAGCAATGCTCGGTAGAGTAGCCTGAATGATTCCAGCACTCGTTACGGTGATCAAAAATCCCACGGGTGGTGTGTCACCGACATATTGCGGGGATATGTTATAATCCGTGGCCGCACCGTTCTTTGCGAAGGGAGCCGACACATAAAATTTAGAGTCGGTTGTTCCATCGATCTCAACCCACCCGGTCAACTCACCCGCTTGATATGCCGCAACGGATTGGACGTTCGTCACCGTGTTATTGCCCAAGGCTATCTCAGTCCGAGCGTTCGAGCTCCCAACCACCGCACCCCGTGAGGATCGGACATAGATAACCGTGGTCGAAATGGCAACACCCACGGGTAAGGAAACATGGCCTATCACGGTTGGCTCGGTAATCGTGATCCCACCGGAAACCGTTGGGCTCAAGAAATAGGCTTCGCCAGCAGTTAGCCCTGTCAGCCCTGTTACCTTGCCTTCCAGCGTCGCTTCAAAAGTATTGGCATCAATCACTCGGGAAACCATCCCGATGATTTCAGAAGTGTTTGCGGCATTGGCAAGGGCTCTTGCGTAAGCTGTACCCGTATAATACAAAATTTCACCCACAGAAAAACCGTGAGCTGTCTGAATGATCTTATCTACTGTTCCACCTGCGCCAATTGCCGTTTCTAGCCCAGTAGAATCCTGAACTTGGAATGTACCACCACGGTTAATGAGTCTATGAGATCCGCTTGCAGGGTTTGCAATGCTCGATACTCCAACATCTTTTAAAACCGTGGAATTAAACTTTGGATTTTGTCCTGTGTATGCCATGTGAGTTTCCTCATGCGTTGTTTACGTTTGGCTTTTACCTGCTATCTCATAAGTATCGCCCCGACTAAAGCTTGCCCGGCTTTCAGGGATTCCATCGCTATCATCTTACATTCATCAGGGCTTAAATCGTTCAATTCCAATTGAATTTTATCAGAGTCTTGAATGGCTTTTCTTGCTGCCAAAATAACTGGAGCAAACTTAGGAATATCAAACCAATCTAAGTCGCCATCTTTTTTTGACTCGGAGATAGCTTCAGCTATAACTAAAATCAAATCCACTAACTCTAGACTTTCTTTGATTCCTACACTCACAATTCACCCCTATTTTCATAGTTTTTTTCGAAATATTCTTTAGTTACTACCCAAGCCTCTTCATCGGAAATGATTACAACATCCCCTGGTTTTGCGCTTTGTTGTCCTGTTTCTGTTTTCAAAAGCATATTTACTTCTGCGATGAAACTCAAATGTTCTACTGGTTTTTTCATAACTTTGTGAGTAGCCCAACTTTTGATAAGTCTTAGACAGCTATCTTTATGGTTAACAAAGTCGAATCTCAAATTTTCATCCAATTTCATTTATAAATTTTCTCGCAAATTTCTATTATGGTCATAAAACAAACCAATCCGTACCATCATTAATGAGTGTCCATGCTCCAAGATCATAATCTAAAACAAAACTAGCTGCTACGGTTTCTATTTTCTCTGATCCAGCTCTAACCAAGGTGATCGGGTTGGTAGAAGCTGAGCCCGTCTTGTCTTTTAACCATATTGGTTTCGTTGTCGATGCGGGGCTTGGGAGAGTTAGAGACCTCGCGGCGGAAGTATCAACCAAATGATATTTTCCTTCTTCCAGTGTCACCGGCCCAGAGACCACCTTCGTTACAAAATCAACTTTCTTGGAGTTGATGACTCCCTGAGTAAGAACAAGAGCAAGGTTTCTTGAAGCTCCAGAGCTGTTCGTAACGCGGATTCGAGTTGTGGTAAAGCTTGGAGTTGCTGCAATAGTAAATGAGGAAAGAGCTGGAGTAGAAGAGTCTGAAATAAGAGTCAACTCTCCTGTCCCAGTATCTCTGAGGTAGAGGTCATATCGGAGATCTGCAAACGGGCATTTAAAGTTATGCTCAAAGTCTACGTTGGCAGCATTTGCCAAAGCATCTTGAGTGAAGAATCTGGAGTTAGTCATGTCTCCAATCTTCTCGTAGATATCTTCTATGGCTGTGTGCAATGCACTGCCGCCAGCATCACCCAAGGCAGGGTGAGTTAATTGTAATCTTGAAATAATTGCCATTAATCACCTACCAAATGTTGCGTAATGAAATTTTTTGTCCTCTTTGGCTCTACCCATAATACGCTTTGATCCATCGATAAAAACTTTTATTTCCCTTTCTCTCGTGACCAAGCATAATCCGACATTATTGCTTACCAGCTTCAAGTCACCCTTAGGCCATCCAGGAGCCCCCGCCAATGCTAGCCATTTGAAGAGACAATAATCCCAGCCATCGCATTCGGCTAGCGTTTCTTCATCTCCACCGTTGATATGCTTTCCAATGATTGAGGCCCTAATCAGGCCCTCTTTCATTTGACTATGTGCATTCTGGCTATTGTCCTCATAGGGTCTCAGCCAAAGACCCTTTTTAGTAGGATGGTTCAAAAACTCTAATTTCCAAGTTACTTTGTAAATTCGTTTCATTTTAACCTTAAGCCGTAAATGAGTAGGACCAAACAAGTTCCCATTGAAGGACCCCTCCGTCCGTTTCATCCTGGCGTAAATAGAATCTTGTTTTGATGTGAGCACGGTCGCCGAGCACTGTATCACCTGTTTTTCCCACGCGCCCGGCCACTGGAGTACCGGCATCGACTTCAGTACCACCGTTGTTTCTTGACATAGCATCGGCATGGATCAGGAAAGCCGTTGCAAGGTTCCTGCCTTCGCCCGTAGCAGCCCCGCCGTTGTCTCCGAATATCCTGACATTGGTTCCAATTCGAGCTGGCGCAAACTGGCTAGGCTGCGATACCTGCCAGTCCATATCGATATGGAAACCGTTGGCGAGTCCGTCAGCGTTGTTTGCGTTGGCTGAGTTCGAAGCATTTCCCATGTTTAATAGCTTGGTTATATCGGCTGTAGCTGAGTTAGCCCCACCATAGGTAAAGCCCGTACCAACACCATATTGTTGAGCGTATAAACTTAAATCTGTTATGGGGTCAATAACCGCATCGTGTTTAACGAATATCGATTGATAACCATCGTTACTTGGAATGTCTACAACAGGACTAAACTGTCCGTTAATTACTTGGCCTAGGTCAAGTCCAGTACCTCCCCCACTTAAACTATCGGCTAGAGCTCCACCCGTTAGGGTTTCAGAAATCGTTAAATTTACCGCCATTGTATTAGATCTCCTGAGTTATCGTACCGTTTTGCCCCGAAACTATGCCAAAATAACCTGGATTCCAGGTCTTAAAAGGGAACATTTGAAAAGACCATATTTTTATGACTATCTTTAAACCGTCTGGATCATATCCGATATCCCTAATCATACCTGGGACATCGTTTAGAATCACGCTTCCGATCGAAACATTTAGCTTAACAAAATTGCCAATGTCTAAAAGCATGGCCCGCCACGTCAGATTTATGTCAAAAATTTCGATTGTCCCACTTGCAAGGCGCACTATTTCTATGAGTTGAGAAGCAACCACATTTGATTGATATAGGTTCGGGAAGACTATCTTCTTAGAGATTTTAAGGCCCGCCATTTGCGTTATGGCGTCATCATTTCTCATGATGGAAGTAGCCCTAGAATTTTCGTTAACTATGGGTAAAAAGTTAAACGCCGCTTGCGCCCTATTGAAGTTATTTTTTTCATCGATTCTCGCCCTTAGCGAGCCTTCTACGACATCCCAGTTTTTAACATTATAGGTAGTCAATTCGTCCCAGTCTTCGAAGTGAAGACTGTTAAGCTTTAGCTTCAAATCCCTATCGATAAATGCTTCTAACCTGACTTGCTCAAGCAGGGATAAAACGTATGTCATAGCTGGGGTAGATTCGTTGAGCCAAATTCTTGATTTAAACGTGCTTATAGATGACTGCGCTGGAGTTGCTTTGTCTCGATATGTTTCCCAATTGAGATCAAAGTCCCCGTAAATTAAACCGCCGTATGTAATGATTATATCGTGAGCTTGCCATACTATATTATTATCATACCCAATGTTTTTCCCTCTAACTTGGACAAAAAATTCATCGCCAGAATCAAAAGCGTAAGCAATTAAAACCCCTGCGCCATCGTTCATCCACAAAGCGCCCTGTTTGACTTCAAATATGTTCTTATTGCCGTTGACATTCGTTACCTCTGCGCTAGGAACCAAGCTATAAACTTCGCTCCTTCTCACATAAACTTTGGACGTATCGAAAAAATAATTGGCGTTTTCTGAGATCAAAAAAGATAGGTTTTTTCTTGGCTCGCCCGTGAATGGTTTGAATTGGTGTGTACCAGTTTGAGCTCCTGAAGAAGTAATAACAGCGCCACCTGGAGACAGGGATATCTCGAAGGAATCTAACAAAGGATTTCTAACGTAATAGGCTGTTGAAATAGCAAGAGGAGAAGGAAGAGATCCAGTTGTCACAAGCTCTATCTTGCCTCCCTCATCAAGAGCATGAGCCACGCAAGATAGAGTTGATCCAGATATGGTTACCTCCTTCTCCTTGTACGCTACAAATGGATCTGATCCATTCGTACAATAAGCGGGGATAGCAGCATAAAATGGTTCTAATTCTACGGTCCAATCTCCGTAAATTAAGGGTATTATCTTTCCTAAGTTTTTCTGCTCGCACTTAGGAAAGCTATCGTAGGTTATCGCCGTGTTCGGGAATTTCGCGTTTATTCTGTCGTAGTTGTCTCGCGCCACAATGATAATTGAGTTGATGGAGCGTTGAAACCCTCCAACGGGAGTAATTGTGCCCTTAAATATCGTTGTATACGTTCCGGCTTTCTCTGCCAAACCCACTTTAACCACAACCTGCTTATTAACCCATCCCCCATAGTTATTCCCGCTTTGTAGTATGTTGTTAAACCGTCCGTCTACGTTGCTTAATTCTAGTGTTAATGTACTAAATTGGAGGTCATTCGACAACCATTCTCCAACGGTTCTCCCTATCGTCGGGAACACTAAAAGTGCTTCGTAGAAAGTCCCATCAACATACTTGTTTCGATCGCTTGCGTAGATAGTCCCAGTAGGGCTTTCGATCTCGCAAACCATCTCTATTTTACATTCTAAATTGTCATGACAGAAATCTAACAATGCTTGGTCAAGCACGTTAGATGTTAGGTATGGTCTTCGGTTACTACTGCTCATTATAAACTTTCATCAATTTCTACAGCAAGCGTTACTATATCGGCGGCATCCCCTCTATTCTCATGCTCTTCTTCAGGGATATCTACCAACTTTCCAAAAACTCCGAATCTTTTTGGGTCTTGTGGGTCTGGAAGCCATAGACATTTTAAACTAGTTCTGGCTGTTTCAAAAACATTTATTAAGCTGTCGAAGTTCCCTTTACGGTAATCTAAACTGTTAAAATTAACAACGATGGATCTCTTTAAGGCTCTATCGTTCGACACATTTGTAAACCCTTCTGTCTTTACTTTCGAGGAAAAGTGACGCATTTTTCTACGGATTCGATCAACAATATCCTCTCCCTGAAAAATAATTGAGTTCCCAAAAATAATCGTTCCCACCTGCAAAAATCCTTCTGGATTTGTCGGATCGCTTATCGTCAATCGCCAGTATCGGTATTGTGTTGTTGGGAATGTTGGGGATATGTAATAGCTGTTAATACTAGTCGCCTCGATCGGGAGAGTAATGCCCACGCTGGCAAAGGTAGGAGAATTGCTACCTTCGAATGTAACCACGGCGCTGGAGGACCAGTTATGATTAAGGAACGCGAAGGTATCAGGAGCGACTCCTTGAACTAGTTGGGTGTCACAAACCAATGTAGCCGATAATGAGCTGTTTGATCTCCATACATATTCTACAATATCGTTGTTTACATTATTGACAGAAAAATCACCTGCTAGAGTTGATGAAGCCGTCCAGTTTAAACCATTGGTTCCACGGCTAGGAAACTCAGAAAGGATCCGTAGCTTTGTGGTATTGTAGAGAACAAACCTGATCTGAGATCCTAAGTTCAAAGCTCTTAGCAAGTTTATCTCGGCTCCAATAGCCTTAACAGCTTCTATGACTCGCTCAACTTCTACGCCGTTCTGAGTGTACGTCTTGATAGCCCGATCCATCTCGACGCCCGTATATCGCTTAGTCACAATCTTTCGATCAATCTCTAAACCGATATGGGCACAAATCCCATCAACCAAATATCTTTTTGTCAGGTAGTCTTCAGACAGATAGCCCTTTTCTCGGCAATGCCAGGAAGAGATATATTTTTCCCTGGTTATTTCGACTCCAGAGAATTGAGTGTCTCCTAATGATCTTTCAACTTCCACGCCCGAATATCGTGCTGTGGATATCTTCCTTTCGATTTCCAAGCCAATTTGGTCCATAGATTCTATGGTTCTTTCGACTTCCGTTCCTAGAAAATCATCTCCAGGATTAGACCGATCGACCTCGATCCCTGAATAAACCATTTCAATTAATCTTCTATCGATCTCCAGCCCCGAGGCTAGATCATCCTGAATGACCCGCTTAACCTCCGTTCCATAGTGGTCTCGGCATCTCCCCGACATATAGCTATAAGTTAAATATGGTTCTTCGAGATATCCGAAATAGGCTGGATTTGTCATAGGTTTCTAACTCCGTTGGCGTACACGATAGTTTGGCCATCTGCGCTACTTCTTCGCAATTGGTCCTTGATCGTTGGCATTAGCTTATTCTTGATAAAGGTTTCGTCGATCTGCTGGGTAGAATTTATGGTTAGTTTAATCTCTATGTTTTGAGTGTTGTTGGCAGGAGCTTGGCCTTTGTTGAGTGATGACAGGTTATTCATTCCCAAGGATGCCGCCGCGCTTTTGTTGATAACAAACTCGCCACCTTTTAGCATGGTGGGGACATCTCCAGACCCTCCTACTAAACCGCCTTCATGAAATTTGTTGGCCTCAAGCATCTTCCAAAACATGTCTAGAACTTTGCCGTAAACTGTTCCTTTCATCTGGTCCCATAACTTGGCAAGTAGCTGGCTAGGATCTAGGTTTTCTGCTTGATTTCCTAATGTGTCCCTTGCTCCTCGCAAATCTTTGCCAAGGTCTTTAGCTCCATAAGCATATCCACTAGGTTTAATATCTCCATCTAAGATCGCTTGGACCAAGGCTGCAATGGTTGGATCATTCATTTTTGATCTTGGGATAACGGCCTCACCTGCGCTGAGCAATGCCACAATTCTATCATTCATCTTGCTATCACCGGGAACAGAAGCTTGACCAGGGATCAAACCGCCCTTAGCGAAGTTTAAGAAGGGGATATCGATACCAAGCTTTTTCTCTACATCACCCTGGCCTTTAGCTGAATCTGTATTAAACATTTTCCCAAAAAGATTAGCTGGATTAATTGCATCTAGAGCATCCCCAACTAGCTTTCCAAGACCACTTAAACCTTTTTTCAAACCCTCCCAAATTGCGCCGCCTAACCCCATAAAGAAGTCCCAAAGCCCAGTTAATGCGGTTTTTAAACCCTCGAATATTTTCCCGCCGATTTCTAAATAGATCGAAACTAGGTCTTGCAATGCTTTAAATATGCTTTGGAATATGTCTGCAACACCTTTAAGGATGGTTTCTCCTGCTTTAAATACAGAGCCAAAGATATCGGCGACACCACCAAGAGCATCTCCTATTGCCTTGAAAGCTGCTTGAAATATGCCAACAACACCTTCAAAAATAGTCTGAGCAGTCTTAAAGACTTCTCCAAATACTTCCGTAACGTGCTGCAGTATCGCCCCACCGATTTTAAATACAGCTTCGAAGATATTGATCTTGCCCGTAAAGAGCTCCATCAAAGTGTCCCAGATATTCTTAACCATCTTCCAAGCTGATTCAAAGATGCCCATCATTCCATCCCAGATAGCTTGAACAGCTCCCCAAGCGGCACTAAAGACAACCATTAAAACATCCCAAACCGATGACAGTACATTTATCATTGCCGACCAGATCGCCTCGATTACACCCCAAACCGCCGTTAATGCCCCGAGCATGGAGTTCCAAACGGTTTTAAGGACATTGACAATTGGCATAAATATATTGTCCCATACCCATCGCCATACCGCTGTAATGCCGTCAAGAATTGGTTTTAGGAATGTGTCATAAACAAATCTCCAAACAGCCGTAAGACCATCAATAAGAGGCTTGATAAACGTATCGTAAATAAATCGCCAAGCTGCAATTAAACCATTGGTTAAATCTTTAAAAAGTTTGTCTAGGGTTGACTTTCCATCCTTTAAGCCACCTCCTACGTTATTCATCGCCTTGGCACCCACTTTCATTGCGCCTTCGAGATCCATCACAGCAAAGAGTTTGCTAGCCTCTCCTGTAAGCTTCTTCCCAAAATCCCTTAGGCCCAAGCCTAGGGCTTTGGTATCAATTGGAACCTTGAAGCCCTTACCAGAAAGTAGATTTTTCATTACGTTAACTAATAGCATTCCTAGTGCTATCCCAATTTTAGGAAGATCTTTGATTGTAAATTCTATTATTTTATCAATTAATTTAGGGATTCCCTCAATGAGTCCAGCAATTAAAGCGGGAATGATATCGGGTAGCTTCTCAATCAACTTGATAAGAAGGTCGGGAATTTTATCGAGTAGATCGACCAAGGCTAGTGGGATCTCAGCAACAAACTTGATTACTGAGTCGATTATACTCGAAACCATCTTTATGACGTTGGGAATAAAGTTCTTAATGAAATTGATTACACCATTGAAAAGATTAGCAATTCCCGCTGCAATCCTGTTAGGAAGATCAGTCAATGAATTAAATATATTCGCAATCTTTTCGAGCAAACCAGGGATAAAATCAATCAATGCTTGAACGGCATCAGCCACAGCACCAACTCCAGCCATGGCTCCCATTGCCGACATTCCAGCAATCTCTCCAGCTCCTTGCACTGCCTGAGTTATTGACCTACCAACCTCTTCACCCATTTTGGTTCCAGCTTCAAATGCTTTGGGAGGAGCTTTTTTTGCTGCTTGCGCTGCTTCTTCTTTTGCAAGCTTTCGCCTTTCATTCAATTGCTTGATAATATTTTCTTGTTCTTTGGTTGGTGGCCCTATTTTTGTAAGTAATTGCTTTATTTCCAGCTCTTTTTGTAGAGCGTCAACTATTTTTAGCTGTCTATCTAGTTGTAATTTGATGCCATCGAGCGTTAAAGCTTCAGCAATTTTTAAATTAGTGAATATGTCTTCGTTTTCTTTCTTAAGATCTTTAGCTTGATCGGTCATTATTTTGTAGATTTTAGCTTTAGATCCTAGGTCTACTAACTCCCTACCTTGTGCAATTAGATCTTTATTCGCTTGGGATAGATGACCTTGCAGTTTTAATAGTTTTTCTTGGTCATCTAATTCACTATTTCTAAGTTGAACTCTTTCGTATTCCTGGAGAATGTCAGATTGTACGTTAACCGTAAATTCTTTCTGAACATCAGCTATTTTTCGTCTTAATGTTTTGGTTTCTTCTAGCCTTTGGATAACTTCTTCTTGAATTTTTATTTCTTTTTCTTTATTAACAGAATCAATTTGCTTCTGAATTAGCATTTGTTCATCTGAACGAAAGCCGTTAATCTTGAGCAAGCCAGCGGATACTTGCTCTATTTGCTTAACTTTAGCTGCTGTTTCAAGCTTTACAGCTTCAACTATTCTTCCGCTTTGCCTTAATTCATTGAGTTTAAGCGCAAAAACATCGGTCTCTATTTTTGAAACCGTATCGAATCGAAGTTTTTCCGCTTCTATCCTGGCTGTAGCTGCTTCTTTCTCAGCTCCAGCTAATTTCTCCGCTGTCTCTTTTGGCGAAGCCTTAAGATCGAAAACTTTAGCAAGATTCGCCTTAGAATCCTCTATTTTTTTAGAAGCTTTTTCAAATTCGTTAGCAAAAAGCTTTTGTTTTTCAGCAGCTTCGCTGAACTCGCTATTTATTTCATCAGCTAATCCTCTGACTTTTTTCCTAAATTCTCCCGTTACTTTCAATACATCAACCTGATTCGTACCAAAATCTTTCGTTGCTGTTGATGCCCCTGCTAGAAATCCCATCGCATTATCTAGCTGGTTTGAATAGTCATCTATTGATTTTCCTAGAGCATAAAATTTCTTGGTTTGATCTTCTATTAGTAAGTCAAAAGCGAGTATATCTTCATCATCTGCAAAAAGTTTTTTAAATTCAGCATAAATTATTGAAAGAGCTACAAGCCCTTGCGCTAACCTGAGTATTTCTATGCTCGCAAATTTTACCGCCGTGGTGAATATTCGCTCGATAACACCAGCACTTTGTTTGAGATTATTTCCAGTTTCTTCAGCAGCAACAGCGGAAGATCTAAAATTGTCTGCTAAATCTTCAAAAACCATGTTAATTTCTGGCACTGCTACCGCTAATTGTTCAATTGCCTTAGAAACAACGAAAAAGGCAGCAGCCCAAGGAACAATCCTTTTAGTTATGACTAATATAATTGAAGAGAGAGCTACAGAAGTTCCGAACAATGACAACACGTAAGTGTTTAAAAGCTGAATAACTCCTGCTAAAGCTAAAGCACCAACCGTGAATTTTAAAAGCTGTCCAATAACAATGAAGGTTACACCAACGAAGTCTTTTAATTTTCCTATTGTAACCAAAATAATATCGGGTAAATCTGCCCACCAAGTTGCAAATTTAATCGATAAAGCAAGGTATTTTCTAGTAGCATCGCCTTGCTCACCAATTTTTATGTTAATTCTTTCAAGTGTTTTCTCATAAACAGCGTTTGCCCCTGCAATCGTATCGGTTTGATCGCTTGCTGCTCCTAGAATTGGGGTAACTTGCTTCATTAAAGCTTCATATTTAGCCATAGATATCTGATTTTCATCTAACTGCTCTATAGATAAACCAATGGATTTTGCATAATCAGTCTGTGCTAGCGTTGTATTTGTTAGGTTTATACCGTTTTGTGTCACCAAAACGCTAGAATCACTCAGCGCCTTTATTAATTCTTTCGTGGTTCCTTCAAGATCTTTATTACCAACGGCTGCTAGATCTTGAGCAGCGCCAAATAGTTTTAATGATTGTTGAAATCCTAGCCCTAGATTGTGAGCTCCCGCAATAATTGACTTAATAGAGTTCGCTATTTCGTTACGGCTAAACTCTGTATTCATAACAGTTTCGTCTAAAATGTCATTCCATTGCTTAAATCCACCTGTAGCCTTTTCTCCAAACTCTTTGACGTAACCACCAACAACCTTGGTAAAAGTTTTCATGGAATATTCAAAATCTTGAAAAGCCTTATTAGCTTTTTCCATGTCCGTTAAAAACTTTTCACCAATGGATATTAATAGATCTCCAATTGCGAATATAGCGAGCCTTACCGCTACCCCTAAGCCTCCTGATATTACGCCAGCAACTTTTAATATGGTTCCAGCAAATTTTCCTGCTGCTGTTTCTGTATCAACAAAATATTGACCAAGTAAAATAAAAGCTGGAGATAAAATACCAAGGGCTGTTGTAACGGTGATAATAGATGTAGGAAGAGACTTTGAAGCAAAACCAGCAAATCCTGTACCTGCCTTAAATACAACCCCTATAACATCCGCAATAGGCTTAAATGCCTTTATGAAATCGTAGGCATATTTACCTACAATCCCAGTCGCCGCGACTGCTAGGGCAAATCCGGCTTGCTCTAGAGCCATCATAAAACCTATTTGCGCTTCGCTAGCGTTTTTTATCGTTTGTACATATCTGTCTATTTTTTTTGAAATTGAATCAAAAACTGAATTGTATAAATTTTGCAACTTACCTAAATATGATTCACTATCTTTAACCATTACTTGCATTGATTCATTAGCAGTCTTGCCAATATCTTGCTGTTTATCTGTAGCGCCAGAGCTGACTTCTTGCTTTATAACAGGCAAACTTATTGGCTTATTTGCTTTTTCAATAGATTTTGATATTTCATCATTCAAAATCTTATAATCGTTAGTAAGGGATCCAACGGCTTTTGAGTATACATCGTAACTTTTCGTTAAATTTTCGGTATCAATCGATAAAACTGCTGTAGTTTTCAGATAGGCCAGGTCTTTTTCTATGTCTTTAACCATAGATTGATAGGCTGATTTTTGTTCATCGGTATTTTTAACAGCGTTATCAGTCCATGAATTCATCGTTTTTTCCGATGAATCCATGGATTTTTCCAAATTATTTATCTGATCGACTACGGTTTTTATATCAGACTTCCAACTTGCTGATATTTTTGACTCGATCTCGATTAAAAGCTTATCTGTTACCGCCACTTTTAGCCCCTCCCTTTGCTCCCGACCCATCCCCAAGAACACTCTTTGCCCTGCTTACAAACTGAGCTTGCTTATATGACTGAATAAACCAAGAAATATTATCAATCCACCATGACGGCTGGTCAACCATCCCGCCTTCCAGGTAGCGCCAGTCTCCAGACTCCGCCGCAAGAGACATGAGCCTATAGAGTCTAGTATACTCGGGATCCCATGTCGCTTTGCCAGGACAGAAGCCATATTTCTCACCACCTTTGTTTATCTCTATAGGCCATATTATGCCATCATCAGCTGTGAAATCCTCCCGATCTTCTGCACACCGCCTTATATCTTTGGTTCTCTGCGGGCACTCTTGGCAAATAAAATTCCGACCACCAGCTTTAAGGGCTGCATGGTCGGCTTGGGTGAGCTCCATCAGAGCTACTAGCTTTTTTTTAAATCTGGTTTTGAAAGACTAGATTTTTCCATGACAGTCTTGCGAGCTGCATAGAGATCTTGAACGATCCCAACGGCCAGGAGCTTCTCCATCAGCTTTTCGCTCGCGCCGCCGTCTGATCCCCTTAGATAGACAATCTTTTCGGATTCGGGCACGTGCGGTGGGTTGATGATATCAATCAAAGAACATCTTACCTCTTCAGAAATGAAGCTCATCTTGATTTGCATCTCGCCCTTTTGCATTGTAACCTTCTCGTCTTCTACCTTCTTTGCAAGGCCCCAAGGCAAAGCTTTACGCAATACAAACTTGGTTGGATAGTCGCCTTCTTTGAACTTCAAATGAGACTCATCTAGGCCAGATTCAATATATTGCTGGTAGTCTTCTTCGCTGCAATCTAGAGCAGAGTCTACCTTGCAAATGACTGAGATACTGCCTTCTAACTGGTCTAACTTTAGTGCCATAAATTTTGATCTCCATGATGTTTTAAACATACAATAGAGCATGGATAAAAAAGAAGCTATCTTAAAAAGATAGCTCCTCCCCATGTGAAAAATGCGTTTGGCCATACTATCTAGAGGTAGCTAGCTGTAACTTCATCCTTCGCACCGTCAGCCGTTTGTAGCGCTAAACCGTCATTGAAATCTACTGGAATGGAACCTTCCTCGGGCACTGTGATAGAAGGTAAAGGGAACTCAACTTTAGGCAGAAACAGCTCAAATCTACGGCCCGTTGCTGATCCCAAACGCAAGGCAATCTCTTGCACCGTGAAGACTTGGAGATCCTTAAATAGCTTCATGACTTCTTTATTGAGGTTCATTTGCAGCGAGACTCTCGCTTCCATTCTTGAACCAGGAACAAACAAAGAACCATCGAGAGAATCAGAACCATAGCAATCTGTTCTCATTTCGTGGTTGTTGGTCAGAGTCAATGTGAAAGTTCTTACACACTGTTGGATTGCCATAGAGTCAACGGTAATGGCCCCTTGCAAACCTGTGACAGGGCTGTTTATGGAAACCGGCGTTGCGGGCTCATAATATGAAAGATAAATTGGAGCATTGAGACCAGATCCATCGGCATCGACTAGTGGGGCACCGGATAGGGTGACAACATCACCAACTACGCTTACAACGGTTCTAGGAGATCCATCTGGAGTATCGGTACTTCTGGTTGTACCGTTAGCTTCAACGATCATGACGAAGGCGCCAACAGCATTTTCAAAGAGCTTGCCATCGCCTGTAACTAAAGTAACCGTGTTTGTAATGTTGTTGGTGATAGACTTGCCGATACCAACATACAGAGCATCCTTGGCGTTTCCGCTCCATTCAATCATGGAATCGCCATCACCAGGGAATTGAAGGTTAGCCGACTGTACAAATGCGCCGCGAACTAAACGACTCCAGCGATCCCCGGTTTCTAGGATGGTGAAGCTTATATCGGGTGTATCTCTTGTGTAGATTAAACCAGATGAAACGACTTCTTTACCTAGAAGAGACTTCCATAGGACCCGCAAAGCTGGGTCAATCTCGGCTGCTCCGCCAGATCCCAACGTTGTATCGATGTTAAACAGAGTGGGAAGAGTCCAAGAACACTCTTTTTTGCCTTTGATGGTTCCAACGAATCCACGGCCCGATCTATGGGGAGAAGGTTCGAATGGTTGGGTAAACTCTACCGATCCACCTTGAGCCGTAAAGAAAAAATCGGCTCCAGTAGGAGCTACAGCTACACCGCGAAGGTTAGAAGCTTCTTGTTTAATATAAAAGCGTTGCTCTAAAGCAATCGAATCGCCAGAAAGATTATAGAGATCCGCGTAATTCTTTGCCATTTATTAGCACTCCCCAACTAAATTTTGGTAATAATCCACCGTGAAGTTTATTCGAGCCGTATAGAATGGGTGCAAAAGCCCCTGATCTGTATTAGATCCTAAGAGCTTAACATGCAAAACCGTTGCTAGTCCAAGCTTAGGTTCTCCCATCACAGAATTTTCTATTGCCTCGATCAAGTCCCACAATTTTTTTTGAGAAGGTTCATATCCTGTTGCCGCAATTGGCCCGATGACTAATTCAACGGTTATAGGCCAGGTCTTCCTGCCTCTTAGCATCTCATGCGCGTTTAATTCATCTCCATCGATCAATTGAACGGCTGGCAATTCCCACTCTGCGAAGTCGCCATCGAGCAGTCTCACCCGGTCAAAGCTAGACGTTTTTATATCGACTACCAGAGCGACTCTAGCCAAAAAGGCATCTGCTATCTGTGATCTGATTGACGGCATTATTTAAGCCCCAAAGCTTTTGCTAATTGTTCTACGATGAAGTCTTTTTCGCTTTCTAGAGCTGGTCTTAGATATGGCCTCGGTCTCCAGTAATTTCCTTGAATGGTAGGAGCCTTATTAGGCGATCCCTTGCCTAGCCTTCCTCGTTCTTTGAGGTTGGCAAACATGGCTTTCCTCATAGACTCTGTAAACGCGCCGCCGTATTCATTTATAGAAGCATATGGAACACCAAAAGAGCCAATTCTAACCCCGTATGACCTTCCTTTTCGATAGAACTCATACCTAATGCTATTGACTAAACGTCCTGTATCGATCATTCCGTAACGTCTAACATTCAGTTTTGCTTTGTACATCACACGCAAAGCAATTCGAGTGAAAGCTTCGTTTAATTCAGGTGAACCAATCTTAGCTTTATTGCTTCTTGCTTGGATTCTTTCAACCAAATTTTTAGCATTAGACTTCATTTTCAACCATTCCAAACAGGAGAATCCAGGCTAGGAACCTCCGATTTTTTATAGTTGTTTAGGACAGCCATGATATAAGGAGGAGCTTCTTGCGCCCATTGAGCACTTTCACCATCCTTAGACTTATTGGATCGCCCGATATTCTGCCCTTCTCTCATTCTGTGATACCATGTACAAAACCACAAACAAGCCATCTGAAGATTGCTAGGAATGGCCGCGAATCCAGCCGTATAAGTCGCACGAATGTTATGATATCCCTTTGGAAAGATGCTTCCATCGGTCAAAATAAGCGTGTTTTTGAAGTCGCCAAGCGCATATGTAGTGGCATCTTTAAGGGTATTAGAATCGGTGAAAACGCTATTGGGATCTATCCGTAATTCTGTGATAGAAATAACCGGAAATTGATCCAGTAGAATCATGTTGCTGGATCGCCCGTGGTGATATTCCACGTGGCTTTGTAGAGCAAATTTCCGGTTACAATAGTCTTCAATGTGTTGACTCGAAGCATTGACAAAGAGTTCTACCATATCGTCAAGAGTAGTCTCTAGATCTGGGATCTTTAGCCACTTTTTAGCAAAGCTTAAAGTTACCAATGCGTTCGAGTTCAAAGCCATTTATTTTGTCTCCAGAGCTACTTTTTCTTTTGTGTCAAAAACTTGTGCAAAAGAACCATGATATTTCGCCATAATGATATACCCGATTTCATCGGTAACTTCGGCCACGGATCCAAGATTCCACTTGCCGATATATTTCTTCTTTGGTTCTTCTTCACAGCCGTACTCTACCATAACAACTATTCCATCAGTATCGCCGCTAAGTTTTTTCGTTAGCTTGAGTTTCATCTTGCAATTCCTTTATGAGTTTTTCTAATTCTACTAATCCAATTGAACTATTGGTTTTACCCAGGATAGCTCTTGTCACAAACTCTGTGCAAATAAAATAGTTACGATTTTGCCAGATATTTTCCTGTTTTTTAGAGAAGAATCCTAGCTTTCGTAATCCAAGAAATATTAATGCAAACCAATCGTATGAAATACCGATATAAAGAGAGAGCAATCCTAAAAAATAAGACTGCTCATCTCCTTCCACTTCCACTTCATAAGTTTTTATGACGTTATATTTTTTTTGGAATTGTTTAATATGACTAAGCTCAACTCCTGAATGTGTTGAGTGAGCCACTACGCTACAATTTCCAAAATATCTAGAAGAAATTGCAACATGGGAATAAGGTCCTCCATCAATCGATGCTATCAATTGAGATCCGATGTTTTTCCCCTTGCAAAATATGACGATCATTTGACCTCGTTCATAATGTAATTGATGCCAATGGTTTTACTTGACATAGAGGTATAGGTGATCTTTAAAACCATACCAGCATAGAGGTCTGCGTCAAAAGGGCTCTCACGCTTGTAAAAGTCCTTGGCTATATTGAGCGTGTAACCAAACTGGTTGAGCAAAAGATTAGGCACCCCTGAGTATGTTCCCGCTGCACTATCATAAACTCGAAGCTCACCATAATCTAGAGACTCGGCACCGATGCACTCAAGCCCGATCATTTTTACCCAGGGAAAAGTTGCGGTATAGATCAAATCATTGGGACCAGGTCCCAACATAAATTGCTTGCCAGTGTTTCTCGCAAATAGTTTTTTAGAACCTAAATTTTTAGATGAAAAAGCAGAGTTGATTTGTGGTGTTACAATATTACCTTTGGATTTGTAACTTGTCTCAAACTCTAGTTCGGCTGATCCGTCTTTAGGTATGATGCAATCTAGTTGAAAAGCATCATCGGTTGCGTACAAAAAATAGTTTGAATCAATATCAACCCACTGAATCGATATGGATCGACTATCAACGAACGATTTAAAATCAGACCATTTTGCTGTTAATCTCATACAGCCTCGAACCAAATTAAGTTAGCAAGATTTGACGTTCCGTTAGCTTTTGCAGATCCAGTTATTAATAATGTGTTTCCTGGTGTCAAAATAATATATGGATCTAATTTTCCGTGATACATAGGCGAAGCTTGATCGGATTTACCTACGGTAAAAATATGGCTTCTTGTTCCGTTTGCTGACACCGTTGGCGTTATAAATACACTTAAAACTGAAGCCGTTGCCGATCCTGGTCTTAGATTGACAATGGTTTGAGCCGTTCCGTTAGCACTAACGGTTGGATTATAATAAAAATTATAAGTTATATAGTTCCCGTTATCAGGTCCAGGCGCAAGTAGCATCGTTGATATAAATATTGTTTTTGTGTTTGCCGCAGAGTTAACCAAATAAATCAATCTGGTCTCAGCGGTTGCAACGGTTAAAGTTGAGTTTGACCAGCTAAAAGCATTACCTTGCATTGCCATTTGAGATGGCTCTGATCTAGGTATTTGATTGTATGTTGAGTTGTTATCGATATAAGCCGTGGTTAGCAACGGCTCGCCGATGAAATCATTATCAACTTGAGTTCGGTCCCAGTTGTTTAGATAGATTGCATCAAATGACAAGGTAGTTGCTGTTACAATAGCGGCATTTAAAACGCTACAAACAACGTCCATCGGATCGTATGGACCGGGGATATGAAGGGTATGTCTTGCGACAACGACATCATTTATAGCCAAGGTAGAATTTATGGCTGAAACCGATATGGAATACTTCTGATCGTTGGCCGTTGTCGCTCCACCCGGCAACGTCACCACGGTTTCTTGAATTTCCGTGGCAGAGGACCCCCAAGAGGTTCTAAATTTTAACGTGGTGTTAACGGTTCCATCTAACACGCAAACGGATTGCTTAGTTGCGGCAGCATTTTGAAAACCAAATATGGACGTTTGATTAGCAATCCTTTGCGATACCCTGCCAAAAAATTGTAAGGTCATTGGCAAGTAATCGGCGGCGTGAACGATCTTAGCCGTGCCAGCGTTTGCGGTTCCTGGCAGAATAGACACGCGCCCTGATCCAACCGTTATATTTGAGCCGGTCCCTGAGTTGGTGGGAACCCATTCAGCGGTTAAAGCGACACCAGAAAAATCATCTCTGAACCCGCCCTCATCACTGGTCACGGATCCGTGGATTTCAAGTCTATTTGATGAGTCAAAATTCTGTTTAGTTGTTCCGGTGGTGACAATGGTAACGGATGGATCCGGCTGGTATCCATTTTGAATATCACCTAGGATCACTTGGCTATTGTCTAGATCACCACCACCGATACCCATTACTTATCCCCGCCCGGATGAATTGCTTTGATTGTGTATCCTGGTTCATCGGCTGGCTTTTGAGCCTCGGCATATGCCTTAGCCATAGTTCCAGCCAAATCTTGGAGCCACCGCACACCATCGGCAAACTGACATATCTGAGGGAGAGCCGCTTCGGGTAACTTGGCTCCCCTCAAAACCGTGATAAAATTTGCTAACGCTAAGCAGTCGTCTCTCGTGATATTTAATAAGTCCTTCATAATTAACTCATTTCTAATATTGCTACGTCTTTGCTTGCACCATCGCAGATACCATACATGATAGGCGCAGGTCCGACATCAAAAGTTACATACCCACCGTTGCCAATCTTAACCCCTCTGGTTGCGCCATTCGATGTTACCGTTGCAGAGCCAACATAAAGGTTTCCGTTCGATAGCATCTGAATCATCAGTGATTTACGATTGCTCAACGATGTTGTCGGTAAGGCCACTGCGGTGGTTCCTACGGTAATAACCTGCTGGAGTACGGCAATTTCAGACTTTTGGATAACTCGCAATTCACCAATGGCGTTTTGCTGAATCGCTGCATAATCGCCATCTGCTGATACCAAGGTTCCTGCACTGTCCTTTCGAACCACTGCAATAGCAGCAAGAATATCCGCGTTAGCCGATGCCGAATCCTCAACCTTCGTAAAATTCTGGCCGGTTGGAATTGTCGATAGAGTGTAAAGCCTTCCCACATTGTCTGTTGTGAGCGCAATATAATCCCCATCGGTTCCGGCTAGAGCTGTTCCTCCATCGTTTCTGACGGCTAAAATTAGCTGGCCCAGATCTCCGCTTACATGGGGGCTGTCCTCACCAAATGTAGAGGCTGGGTAAACATCAAGCTTACCACCTGTCGAAGTTAACAGAGTTCCAGCTGCGTCTGACAAGTAAGATACGATGTTGTCACCGTTAGAAATGCTTGCCGTGTTCGCTATAATTTGAGTTTTACCGCCACCCATAACCGCCATGGTTTTACTCCTTAAGCTATTTCCTCAACCGTTATAATAACAGATCCAGATTTTGATTTTGCGTATATCGGTATTGTATCGCTTATTTCGTAATAACGCTCTACTCCAGGTAGCACTATTAAACCATAATAACCAATTGTTGTTTGGTCAAAGTTTAATTTAATTTCTACACCCGAATAATTTTGAATTGATAAAGCGTTTCTTTTGTTTAGTGGAGTAATAGGTAATGCGGTCCAATTTGCATCGTTTATCATTACTTGCGAAGTCTTCCCAGCAATGCTTAAGCCAGCAGGTTGCAATAGTCCAGACACTTCTGGTACGCCGTTATCCCCTCGCCAAGCGTACCATTTCCCATCTGATCCAAGGATCATGACGGGGCTTCCACGGTCAGCTTCTAGGTCTGCCGTTTGTGCATCTAATAGAGCTGGATCTAGTGGGAAGTCAGCGACAACGGCGACATGCACCCCGAGCTCACAATCCTCTCCGGTGACTATGACTTCGACGCTTAACTTATTTGCTATCCGTGTGATAACTCTTCTATCACTTGTTGGAGCATCTGCAAAAGTAAAAATGGAGTGGCCGTTTAAATCGACTCGCTCCCCTGCTTGAGATCCATCGCCTGGTCCAGCATCAAAATAGTTAACCTTAACCGTACCTGAAGTACCCAAATCCTTATAATAAACCGTGGATAAAAGGCTATTTCCTCCAGGGTTTCCGATCAATAACGTATGAGTTCCTACAGAGAAAGTCTGAATAGGGATGATAGTTTTTTGTTCGTATAAACCAATCCTTGTTGCGTCAGACATTTATACCTCAAAAAACTAATATGACAGGGAGATTTTACCTCCCCATCATACACAATCATCACCCCTCTAGGAAACGATTACAGCGGAATGTTGAAACCATAAACAACGGAAACCTCGTTTGCGCCTTGGGTATGGCCTTTGAAGTCCAACCGTTGGTAGGATGCCAACAAAGTACGGTCATCCTTAGGAAGATCTTGCATCATCTTGACCTGGATTGCTCGGCGTTGGCCAAAGTACCAGCGAGAAGTATTGACCAAGATTAAACCGGCTTTGTTAGAGACAAGACCGTCATAAACACCTGCCGTTGCGTTAAGATCTTCACGCATATATTGACTTTGAATCAGCGGGATCCCCATGTAGGAAGCTGTTGCTCCTTTGAGGATTGTCGCTGCTGCTGGCCCTGCTTTATCTACTGTAAGGATCTCATCAAGAGCCAAGAATTGGGTGTAGACTGCTGGTCCACAGATCCACATGAGGTTGGCAGGATTTACGCCAAACTTTTTCATACGAGCTCGCATCGTGCGGAGCTGGGTCTTTGTGAAAGCTGCGCCAAAATCTACCGTTGCGCCGTTCGCACTGTTGGCAATCGATTGGCGTCTTAAACCCTTCCAAACTTTCTCAGCAACATCAGCGCCAAGAGCTTGGGTGTCAGAGTCAATGTGAGTACCGTCATCATCGCCGTTAATTGCAGCTGCTTCCACAGCTCTGTATTGTTCAAGAATGACCTCTTCTTTGGCTCCAGCTAGGAAGTCAGGAGCGCTATCCTCCTGTAATTCCTCAGGAATTTCCTGATATGACGCGAGCTTCACGGCGTTGAAGTCTATAGTTGTGGTCCCCCAAGAATTGGCCGTCATAGACGTATTCTCGGTGGCCTTACGAGCCTTGTTGACGTCCTTCTTGACTGGTTGTTTCCAAGGGTTGGTAGGCATGGTCACGGTACGAAACCGTTGTTGCAAAACAAAATCTAGTTCATATTCGGCGATGAAGTTTGAGCTTATGCCGGTTGGGATCCACTCTAAACCGCCCGATGCCACTCCCGTACCAAACGCCTTGATCATAGGAACCAGGGTATTTTTAGCGTAATAGGAATCTTCGACGCCTTTGACAGCGGCGGTATAATCCTGATCTTCCGTCTTGCCAATCCGGTCAAGTGGTTGGCCTTTCCATTGAGCGATCCAGCGAGAAACATCAACCGTGGTTTTCAGGTTTTTCACGATGCTTTTCAGCTCAGGAGCGACATGCTTAAAGATCGGGGCTCCAGTGTTCACCTTGATCAATTGAGCAGGGGAGGAGCATCCGAAAGCTTTCAATGCCCGTTGTTCATCGGAAGTGGAGCGATTGCCATAAACAGGATTGCTGATCCAGTTTGCTTTTTCGGTTTCAAGTTCGGTCACTTTTTTCTCTGCTGCTACGACTCGATCTTCAAACTTCTTCAGATCTTCAGCTAAACTCTCTTTTGTCACTGCCGCCATATTAGGTCTCCTCCGTGAATATTTTTAATAGCCTAATTTTTTTAATCGTTGGTTTAAATTATCTCTGTAATTGGTCAACATTGCAAGAGTCTGTGTACTTTCGACTTCATTATCTTCTCCAGGCTCTTCGACCGTGGATTCTTCTTGCTCAAGAGCTGCTGCATTGTCTAACTTCTGGCTCATCTTTTGTACTTCTTGAATAAGCGTTGTGAGCAGCATATTTGTCGTTTTAGCCACAACCATCTCTGCTGTGTCTTGGGTCGATTGAGCGTCCTGGTCGGCGGGAATTGACGACTTAACTTTGAGGCTTTTCTGCGCACTGGCCATGCTTAAAGCGTACCACGCCAGAAAGCCATAATCGAGCTTACCTAGCGCCTCTTGACATGCCGCTTTGGCATTGGTCCAAGCTGTCTCATCAGACACCCAGCTAGGCATAGCTCCACCCTCAGATTCTTCAACCGTTTTCTTGTCGGCTAGGAAGGATTCTTTGAGCTTAGAAGCGTCTGGTTTTGGCTCCTCTGTTGGGGTCTCTTCTGGCGGCGGTTCACCCTCGATTGCTTTGACTTTTTCAACCGCTGTAAAATATCCAGTTGCCCCGTTTTCTAGTACCTCACTTGTGAGCGTAGAAGGATCGAGTTCTGGGATATCTGCTTGCGTGAAAATGAAGCTCCCTTCAGTCTCTTCTACGACCCCCGTTTTGTAACCGCTTTCTTCGATGAAATCCTTCGCCATGTCTAGCTCTTCAAACATGGTTTTAGGCACTTCAACTTTTACTAAAACTGATTCGGTTTCCATCGCTTTAAATCCCCCGATGATTTTAGATCCAAACAATGTAGAAAAGGCTAACCAAATTTTTGGAGACATTCCGATATCGCCAGACATGGCAGCGTAAACTTCTTCCTTCTTTACCTTCCCGATCTTTGCCACGTTATCAAAGATTGCCTTACGGTCAAAATTAAGACCATGAATAGAATATAAATGCTTGGTTATGATAGCAGCCATCTCACAGTTTTTAGATATCAATCGTCTTTCTTCCAGGAACATCTGGCCGAAAGTATTGTTCTTAAACCGTTTTTGCATGGCCGAAAATATCGAGTCTTGGTTCATCGGGATTGGGACTATGCTTTGTTCGATAAGCTCCCATACCTTGATGACATGGATTCCATCGGCGTCCTTCTCGCCCCGCTTGGGATCAAAACCAATGGAAAAAGCTTTTAGGATCCCCTCTTCTACCAAGTCCCTAACTGCTGATATCTTCTCGGTTTTGCTGTTGGATATCATCCCTTTGGTGTAGATGCCGCTATCCTGGAGCTCCACTACCATAGACTTGCCTACTGGCATATTTCCAAAAGCTGGATCCTTACCATGATCAAACAGATAAACAGGATTTTTTTTGTAGTTGTCCAACATGCCGCCATGTGGATCTACCCTTTCGTTACCCCTATCCGGTACGTTCTTATTACTGAAACCCTCAATTATAATGCCGCCGTTCCGTGTGCTTTTCTTATCAAATTCGAATCCTAGATACTGCATGGTCATAGGCCCCCCGCTAATTCGTCTGGTGTTTGCGCTGCTTGCAATTCATTCTCTTTGACGTTATCCATTTCATCTTCAGGTAGCATAATCCATGTACACCTGCAATTGATTACATTGGCGGCGCTTCCTTCAGGAGCTCTAGGATATTGTAGTTCTTCTTTGCCAAACTTTCCTGAAACTACAAATGGTTTGTCATGGTCTACCGTTTGGCCTTGCATGTTGATATGATCAAACTGATCCGTAGATTTGTATCCCCTGACTCTATCATCGCCTGAATTCAGCCACATTTTCTTGAGCTTGGGGATAATCTTTGCAGCGTCTTTCATGGCTGCCCCCTGGCCCGCACTAACCGCCGATAGAGTCTCGGTCCTGGCTATCGTCCTGGCCCTATTGCCGACTGCTTTGGTATTGGCATCTGCCAGTAAATTCTTGGCTATTTCATCTATGGTTTTGTTTTCTTTTACTGCCCTTTCAATGATGACCATAGCTCTTTCTGTAGTCGATTTATTTAGATTTGCAAATGAAGTTAAACCACGTTCTTTTAGTAGCAATCTTCTTCGCTGCTTGTCCTTTTCTTTCAATGCCTGTAGCTCATCTCTGCTTGTTCCTCCAAATGGGATATCAAGACCAGCTCCATAGCCAAGCTCTAAAGCTGGCTTTAAATTGGTACTGTAATCTTCTCCCCATTCCTTCTTGCCAGTCTTGTCTAAAGTGGCTTGAACTTTCTCTTTAAGCTTCTCTTTATCCTTAATTTTAGCCTTGATTACCCATGATTTTGTAGATCCAACATGGTCTGATCTGAAGTAACTCCTTTGCTCTTCATATCCCTTTTCATCTGTCAAGTATTCTTTTGCCACCTTGATAATCTCAGGGTATTGTTTAGCGAATAAATCCAATGCCGCCTGGAACATTTTAGGCTCTGATTCGGCAACTACCTTGGAGATATCTTGCTCCCGTTTCTTAAACCAATCGTTGTTCTGCTTTAGGAATCTCTCGGCCTTCTCGGCATAGGGGCTTACCACGAGCTCCTCAGCGTCAAACTCCTTGGTTTCAGCGGTTTTATCTGCTGGATCTGGCTGTAGAGCCATGGAGAATTGAGGAAATTGTGGATAGGCTGGTTGCTTCTGCGATCCTGGTAAAGCGTCTCCGCCTTCTAAGGGAGCATCATTCCATACCGTATGCCGTACCTCGTTTAGAGTTCGGCTCGTGAGCATGGCCGTTGCAATGTCTGCCTTGGTCTTGTAGTCCTCTTGCAAGATATCGACATCGCTTAGATCAAACTCAAGGAAGTGATCTGGACCTAGCTCTTGTGCCCAGACTTTCGACAATGCCCCTGCAATCATTCTCATCTTGGGCTTAAGACTTGCTGCCCAGAAGTTTTTTAGCGCGGTCTTGTATTCTTCAGACCCTAAGGATCCTGTCTTCTGGAGTCCGACTTCGTGCGGTGGGATCTTAAGGATACTGATAATCGTTTCACGGTTTAGGATGATATGCTCTTTTAACTGCTGATCTGCAAGGGTATGGCTCGCAACTTGAGCCGTAACACCCTTGGGTATGATCATAGTACGCCGTTGATTCTTTCGCCCCGTGTAGCTCATTTCGATTGATCTTAGAAGCCTTAAAGCGTTCTGCTCATTCGATCCATCGCCCATCTGTAGGATCAAACCAGGCGATGCACCCTTCTGATAGAAGGCATTGAGATACTCTGTTGACCAACGGTTAAACGCCAAGACCCTTTGACCTGGGATAAATGGCGACATTCCCCAAACCATTGAAGAAGGATTTGGTAACCGAATGTGTGCGACATCGACGGGCAGGAAGGAAAACATTGGCCGCTTCTGCATAAAACCATATGAGTCAATATGGCTATAAGTCACATAGCGAGTTATCTTGCCATCTCGGTCAAAGTCAATTCCGATGTTTTCCACGGGGATTGGGAAGATCTTTTTATTGCCGCGCCAGTACCATTGTGGAGCGTTTCCAGTTAGGCAAAGGTCGGCTGCAATGTTGTACATCCACGAATAGTAATCTTGCATTTCATTCGGGTTTTCGATGACCTTTTGCAGCCAATGATCTTCAGCTGGTTGTACGCTAGTCTTACCGTTTTCAATCGTTTGCTTCATCACTCGGAGCTGCTGGCTAGAGATCTTTGAAGCGAGGAGATCGACGCAAATAAAGACCCAATCTTCACTTTGGAACAAGTGTTTTAGCTGCGCTGAATCCAGCGTCATCTGATCATCTGTGTTGAACTTCCCGTTCATTTCGCCTTGCATTACTTGCGCGAGCGACACCCCCTTAGAACTATATTCTATGATATCTTTTATCGTACTTTCGTAACGCATAATGTCATGTTCAATCGTCATCTGCTAGGTCCTCTGTGAACAAGGGATCGAGATTCTCTAAGACCTTAACGTCAAAGCTATTGTTACGTATTTTTAGGCAAGCATACCAGGCTAGCATTAGACCTGTTACAAGGTCGTCATGTTCACCTTTCGGCGCGCTATAAAACATCATTCCTAAGTTGTTAGATCGTACCTCGAAAGAGCTGAGTTCTTCAAGCATGGTTTGGTAGTTTGGGATGATGACTTCTTTAGACTCAAAAGCGTTCATAAGCAGGGCTACCATTTCAGCCTTATTTGTGTTGTTAAAAGTGACACCGTAATAGTCGCATCCAATGTCCTCTAACATCTCATCAAGCGCCACCCCTACACCCGTCTTATCGTGCATCAAAAAGCACACGTTTTTGAAGCATTTTAAGAAGGTTTTAAGGCGCAAAATTTGTAGTTTATAAGCAACATTCCGTTGTCTCCTTATGCCTACTACTCTACCGCTTTTAAGACATATTGCTACTGTCACAGCGAAGTCTAAAGTCTTCGCCCAATCGACCCCTATCACAACATCGGAAGTTAGTGAATCTTCATGCACCCACATAAGCGAATCGGCTTCATCTGGGTTGATTTCTTCACCCTCAATGCAAGCATTTATGTTGGTGAAAATGCTTCCTTCGTCTAAGAATTCTGCAAGGTAATATTGTCTAAACAGCCTATCAATTAAGGTTCGTTTTGCGAAGTCGATTGACTCTTGCGGAACATACTTATTGTCAGAAGTAGGCGCAGTAATAAAGATAGATTCGGGAGTTCTATTGTGCTTATAAGCCCATTCCATCCTTGCCTTGGCATCCATGGCTTTGTGATAAAAATGGTTCTTCCCCAACGGCGTAGACAGATACACAATCGGCCCTTTTGTAACCGTTGTTGTGGTCCGGCAAGCTGCATAAACCAATGGTTTTAACTTGGCTGCTTCATCCAGGATATACCCGTCTACTGCCTCCCCCTCCAAGCTTTCGGGTTCCTGGCCGTGAAAGCATTGCACCTGGGTATCAAGGTGAGGGAAGTTCACGATCAAGTTTGATTCGTTTAGCTTGGTGTATGGCGATCCAGGCAACATCCGTTTTAGATATTTGAATCCGATACGAGCCTGGGAATAAATGGGGCTTACCCATCTAAACAATTTTTGTCTACGCAAAGGAGCTGCCACAATGATAGCACTGGCTCCCGACAAGCTCTTGCCGTATTTCGTGCCACAGGCTACCACGATCTCTTTCACTCCTGGCGTGATAAAAGCTCGCATGATCTGCTCTTGGCTTTTACTGTGTGGTTCAGGTGTTTGAATCTCCAGGAACAAGTTCGGCCTCCAATACTTCTTGCTCGCTTTTTATGATTTCGCCCTGCTTGCCGATGCGAGTCCGAAAGATTATGCCCTCGATTGCCTTTTCGTTGGGGGCTCTGTCCTTCCCAGCTCCCGAAACATATTCAGCCATGAGAGGAGCCAGGACTATCTTTGCCGCTTCGATTATGTCCTTTTTGCTTGTCATATCGTCTTGGATGATATGAATCAAGGCTTTGATCGCTACCGATTGGGCTCTTTTCAAAAGCTCTGAGGTAGTTCCGAAATGCTCGTTTATCGCTGCGATAAAGTTTTTTTGTCTACATCTATAATTAACCGTATGTAGATTTGCGCCAATAGCCTTGGCGGTTTCAGTGAGTCCTGCCGTTGGATTGCTTACCTTGTACTTAAAGATAAGCTTGTCCAGCGTATCAAGCTTATGCTTGTCCGGTATCGTTGTCTCAGTCATTTTATACCCAATAAAAAAAGTGATAATAATAAATTATTATCACCTAATCTATGGATACGCTACAAGTTATACCTGTCTAATTTTTCAAAGCCTATGAATAAATGAGCAGGTTTCAATCGTCTTTGATTTCAGGCACTCGGTCTTCCGATCCTGCTCCTTCGTTCTCTCACATTGCAGGGTAGCCAGAATCATCCAAGTTATAGTTATTTGAGTTAGATTAAATCGGATAGTCATCCTTTAGCCTTTCTTATTCCATTCGATCTCTGATTTCAAATGGGCAAACTTGCCACAGACCCACCTTTTAAATTCAGGAAAATCTTCCCTATCGTTGAGCTTGTAACGATCATATTCTAGCAACTCGCCCATGATCTCGCTGTAATAATCGGTGAAAATCCTGGCTTTATCATCTTTGGACTCTTCAAACAAAGGGCTCAATTTTTCCTGGCCGTTTACGTTATGTCTTTCTGAGTCTGAATAAAAATTAATATAGACAACCTCCTCTTTCTTAAAGCCTTCAAAAAGCAATTGTTGCCTAATTTTTTCAACCATTTCTTTCTTGCTCTCAGCTTCGCCACGTTCCGGCTTATGAAGCTCGCCAAGTCCGTATATGTAGACTCTAAAATAGAATTTCATGGGTTTCCTCAATGATTGTTATCGATCCGAAAATAACAATTCCCTTCTTTTCTTGTCCCACTCCATAACTTTTAACAGCAATAAACTACGACACTCATTAATTCCCTTTGTTTCAAAGTCACCAAGTATAATCGTAATTTCATAATTTAGTTCCAAAGCATTTTCAATGACCCACTCTCTTAAATCCATATCAACCATCATAGTTCAACCTCGATTATATATAGATCATAGCATCCCATTTCGTCTGGTTTCGTTTCGTATCTTGTCTCGAAATTCCCGTATAATGCCTTTTTAAGTTTTAAAAAAGCCTCAACGTCTTCAATCCTTTCGTAAGCTCCTACTGAAAGCCGAGATCCTGGAAATGAACCACCATAGACATATCTAGACTTAAAAATATGGTAGAGCATTTTATGTAACCTCATTCATTTTTTTATGGACTACCATTATTTTTATGTTTGCTAAAATGGATAAAAATAAAATTATCAATATCGGTAGGATTGAAAAAAATATTATCAATATCATAATATGCCAGTATTTTAATAAATCTATGAAACCTCTCAATAGGGTTTACTCCCAATCAAGCTCAAATATTTAACGCCTGTCGTCGATCCACTCTTTGAGCCCCTCGATAACCTCATCATCGATATCGTGGAGAACACTTTTTGCATAAAGCCAATCTTCGCTTTGGAGCTCTTGCAAAGTAAAATTCGTAAACAATATCCATTCAGTTCCATCGTAATACTCCAAATAATCGCCAATCGGGTCAAGTCTAACTCTGATCTTCAATCCGCTATCTTTGAGATATATACTCCTACCCCTTGCGTTCTTTATCGCTTCTAGCAAGTTCATCTTTGTTTCTTTCTATAAAATATTTTGTAAGAAACGAACTTATAAAAAAAGGAATACAAAATAACAATAGACATAATCCAACCATTCGAAGTGTATTATCTACGACAAAAAATTCACTCACCTACCAACCCCTCTCTCTCTGCCGTGAGCAATTCCATATAAGCCAAGATTGCGGCCAGCTTTTCCTCCGGCTCGTAAGATCTGAGTCGTTTGATTAACACTGCAAAGATAATGGCATCCCTTTCTTGCTGTGTTTTATTTTCTAGCAAGACATTGATAGCCACCGCTACATCAACCAGATCGGTTTTACTCATAGTCTTTCCACATTTTATCTATAATGTAATAAGTATAATTAGCCATCGAATCAAAGATATCTTCTAGCCCTTTTGATTGATTCCTAGTTGCCATGTATTGTGTAAGCTCGCGTTCTATTATCGATACATTTTTGAATGGCTGCTGTGTCGTTTCGCTCCAAAACTCCGACAAAGCACTTTGATATAAATTGGGATCTTCAACCGTGAAATCGACATGAGTTGCTGAATGAGCTTTTAACTTTAAAGCTATCTCTCCTTCTAGCCTGAATCTAAATATCTTTTTAACTTTTACAAGTTCCTGGCTATCAAAAAAGCCTTCCATGTTTGCGTACCATCCATCAAAAAGTCTATCAGCCAACTTTTTCATTCTTCGCCTCATCAAGCAGTTGTCTAATAGTCTCACTCCGAGACTTTAACTTCCTCCTTTTTTTGATCTTATCTAAAGCTTTTATGTGTGCTTCAGATAGCGTGAAGCTAACATTGGTAACAAACTCACCATCGACAACCCTATTGTTCATTTTTTTTCTTCCTTTTCTAGCTCAAAGTGGACATCAATTTTATATAGATCATAACATCCAATGCTATCTGGCTCAGTTTGATAAAAAGCACAACCTACATATCTGTGCATTACTTTTCTTTTTTTTAAAAATATTTTAACATCCTGAGATCTTTCGTAACGCGCTACGGCTTTCCAATGACCTTGAAAAATAACATTATGCTCACATTTCGTTTTATAGATCGTGTAGTAGCACTTATCTTTTTTCATCACTTTTTACCTTTGCACATTTCTCAAGATAATCATCGACCCATGGTCCGTTAGTCCCTTGTTTCATCATTTTTTTGATAACTTCCTCTAGCGTGTATTTTTTAAAATCAACGACTTGGTAATGATTATGATAATCCTGTATCGACATGACAAATATTATTCTGTGTGGGACTCCTTTAATATTAACCAGACCAAATGCTAAGGTCTCCTGTTCAATTCTATGCTCTAGCCAGGCATGAGAATACAAAGACCCATCTTGCATTGTGCAAATTCCATGAACCAAAAAATATTCGTCTCCTTCTGGATTCAAGAGCATATAATCTGCCGTATCATCAAAGCAAGAGCCTGTAGGGAATATCGTGTCTTTATCAATGTTCATGATCATGATCCCTTTTACACCAACCAAAAAATGACATATTCATCTTTATCTTTTCTCTAAGACTTTTGCCGAGCTTCAAACAATTTTCTGGGCTAACAATTGTCATAAAAGGATCTATACCATGCTGAACTCCAATTCCAATCAGCAGGGATCTAATGCAATCTTGATAAAACTTTTCACAATCTGCTACCGTTGGATCTTTAATTATCATTTTCGTCATCCCCATTTTTTTTTCTAAATTGAGTCAAGCGCCATTATTTTCCTGATCTTGGTAATCGTGTTGGCCTTCCCCACTACCTTATTTGTCGCTACGTTTCGGCAAGTCCAGACTTGCAAAACCAAGACTGTCCTTACCAATTCGTAGCGCTCGCACTCGGAGCGATAAAGCCCCTTTTTAACCAAGTTGAATTTCACGCCGCCACCATTCTGATCAGCCAAATGCTTTTTTGGTGCTTGTGGTCGGAGATTGTTACAATGCCTTTTTCGCTCAGTGATCTAGCAGCGCGGCGCATTGAAAAAGTGTCAATCGAGCAAAAGCCAAGGGATTGGTAAAACTTGATTTTTTTGAGGAGCTTTAATTCTGTCTTGTTGTATTTCATTGGTTTTATCCTTTGCGGCGGGGGCTTCATTGCCCTCTCTTGAAACCAACAATATTATCTTTCACCATTCCCGTCAAGTGAAAAATAATATTATTGTAACCAGTAATAAAGACAAAAGAAAAGACGGCATCTCATAGAAATGCCGCCGCCGCTAGAATGGGTATTAAGAGATCTTGTCAGATTTAAGCGGGAGGAGCAACAGGAAGCACTTTTTCCTTGACTTTGCCAAGCTTTCCATGGCTCCAAACGAAAGGAAATAGCAGTAACGAAGCAGCAACTACGAGAATAACAACACATGCCGAACCTAAGCTTTTGATTTCCGCGCCCATAATAATATCCCCTTTAAATTAGTTTAAGGTATATCTTAGCAGTTTGGAGTATTATTTCAGCGTTTTTTTGCATGCGTTCGGGGAGTAGATCATAAGGTATTAACCACGGGTTTGTTTTCGTCGTTACGTTTCTAATAAACCCCCGCTTCCAACCATCCGCGACATAAGCTTTAACATAGATATCATGCAATGAAATGGCGTCAGCATCGGGATTAAGCTCAACGAAAGAAACTTGCTTAATGACTATATCTCTATCAAGTTGAGCCAGATTATTCCAATTTGTGACACCGCCAGTATCCGACAATCTTTGAAACTGCGCGAGGCTTGAATAAGCTAATATGGCCACTTTATCACACCCGTATTGCATAAGAACTCTAGGCCTTCTTCGCAGTCGCTCAGATTAAGTCCACATCGGCTTTCTTGAGCTTGTTTGCACGTTGCTACCTCGCCACTTTGGAGCTCGTAGATGCCGCTTTCCGGCATCGTCTGACAAGCCGCCGCACCAAGACAAAAACCAATGATCAAAAGCTTACTTTGGTAACCACTTTTTTTTCGAGAACTCGCCCTTTAATGATCGTCGCGTCCTGGAAGTCCTGGGACTCCATTTGAAGGCGAAGTTCGCGCTTAGTCTTGGCATGTAGGATGCCGCCAGCAGTTACAGCTAGGAATCCAACATTAACTCTTTTCTTCGCGCCGGTAGTCTCAGCATCGCTCATCTAATCGCTCCTCAAAATTGTGTTGTATGTCTCCCAAAAAGATGACGTAGGGGAGCCATAAAGTCAAACTTTTTCGTCGTTTTATTTATTATAAAAGTTATGTTGGGAATTTATAGCAACATAATTTTAATAGATATAAATTTTACCCACTTTTAAACAAAAAAACTTTAGACTACAAATCGCCGACGACATTGATTTGATTGAGTTACTACACGTTTTTTTTCTTTGTAGTCGCGTTGTAGTCTCTAATTCCCCAATGATTTCATAGGCTAGTCCTATAATAACTACAAAACTACATATATTTATAAATATATATATAAGGCTCTCTTTTTTTTCCTCTCTCCATAAAAAAAAGCCACTCTATGAGTGGCGGCGGGAAAGTTGTAGTTTTGTAGTTTTTCGGAGATCTGCCTTTGAGATCATCAGCTTAATGCTGTAGTCGCCTCTGTAGTCGGTCCGTAGTCGTGTAGTTCTTCAATGATATCAACACTTTGTATAAACATTTATCTGATTACTTGCTTCATCCTAGAATCTGGGTCAACGGTATTCTAATAGCTCTGCTTGAAACTTCATTAAATTTTCTAGGAGTTATAAATTCCGCACCGAAACACCGTTTTAATGTCTGGCTCCAGTTTGTCCACCTGGTCGGTTTAAAAATCTTTGCCAGCTCTGCATGAGAATTAGCTACAACGATACCATCATAGTTCAAAATAATGCCATAGCTTTTTAAGCTCCTGATAAGCCCCTCATCTGACATCCTATTAATTTCCATGATCGTTTTTTCCATGGCATCGCCCATGCTTGTCCTTAGATGAAATCTGTACGTCAGAAGGTATGTTAAACATTCCTCTTCATCTGTTATTTTTGACTCTAATTTTTCATCGTTTAAATCCAATTCGGCTATCATATTCTTTGCTAAATCTGGCGTTATAATTTCGTCATGAGTAAGGCACCAATACCCGGCTAAAATCATCCCTACTTGCTGACCAAACCGCTGGCTTATCGTCGCCGCCAGCTCTTTAGCTATGATCCTCTGACACTCTCTTACATTGCGTACATTTATTATCATCCTTGAAAACAACCTCTCCCCATATTCTTCCGTTATGTCGCTTAAAATCCGTTGTAAATACTGCCACGATCCGGCGTCTGAATCATGCGGCGCGAGTTCACAAACTGAGAACCTATTTCTATCCGCATCGTTCGTCAAATTAACTCTCACAGACGATACTAAAGCACTGAAAGCGAGCTGATACTCTACGCTTAAACCACTGTTTGAACCTTTTATAACTGCGCCTTGGGATTCACTCCAAGCCACTCTTAAAAGCTCCACAAGAGCATTTATACGATTCTTCGAGTACTCGTCTGTTGTCTCAAATTCATCAAAGATAACCGGCACTGAACTAGATCGAATCCGTTGCCTAATCCCTGCTTCTGTCGAACAACCATGGATATGAATCTTGCTTGCAGGATTGCCGAGACATGGAGCTATTAGATTCTCCATCACTGTACTCTTGCCGGTCCCACTTCCGCCGGTTAACCAGAAATGTGGATGAATAGGCAAGGCTCCAGCGATGCGAGCTATAGCGATCCATCCCGCGAGCAAGTAGGGACTCTTTCGGTCTCTCCACGCTAGAGCATCACAGGCATTAACGAGAAGCGTAGTTTCTTTAACATTTAATGGTTTTTCATGTATGGTTAGTCGGTTTCTAGTTTGGACATAGATTGAATGACTTTTGAAATCGGCCAGCGACACTTTTTTATCGTCAACTATAAGATCTCTGCCGGTATTAACGACAACTCGCCCGTGATCATACCAGACCCCACATCCTCTAATCCTTGAACTATCAAATGGCCCAATCTTCCGTGAAATCTGTATAAGATCATCCGTTGCAGCATTAAAGTCAGCGCCGCTTTTACCGGGATACTTTGCAAACCAATAATCATCAGGAGCTAAGGCATACAATTGGGGCTTGCTCCATGTCGTTACTTTTACGATATCTTTCGATGGAAGATGAAAGAAGAAATAGGTTCCTTCCTCGTATCCCAATGGGAGGAATCCTGTAGCTGGATCTTGGGAGCTCGTGAGCTGACTCTTGACGGCATCAAGGCCCTCAATGATTTCCAGGTCATTAAAGTCCGTTGGTTTCCCTTCATCGCTGGTAAAGATCGGAAACACAACAGAGGATTGGGTGATCATGCCAGCTTGCTCGGCTTTGTCTCTCCCTGGATTCCCGATCTCATCAGGGTGAAAACGATCGTCATCACCACAAATTGTGATCACTACATCTGGCCACTTGGTTTTAATCGACTTGGCCACCTGGCCAAGATTATGCGCAGTGAAGGAAACCACCACCGTTTTACCCGTGGCCTTGTGAATAGAAACCCCGGTAGCAAATCCCTCGCACAAGTAGATTTCGGAGTCGACTTCTCCGATTGTGTGAAAGCATCCATCGACTTTTGCGCCAGAACTAAATCTTTTTTTTCCATCGCCAAAAATATATTGAAGGCCCCACAATTTCCCATCAGAGTCACGCAAAGGCACCTGTAGCGTATCCTGATAGATTTTGGTCCCATAGCATTTGTCGATCTTCTTGCGAAGCATGTAGGGTGTAGCCCCAGCTTCACCCGCGCTTTTCCATTGTTTTTCGGCCTTTGCCGCTGCTTCGTGTTGCTTGTGAAGCTTTTCTTGAGCGACTCGGAGCTTTGCTTGCTCGATTTGAGCTTTGCAAGCCTCCAGATCTACCTTGGACATTCCTGCGGGTTTATGGTCAAACTTTTCGCCAGTTTTCCAGTCGCCATATTGAGCTACAACGTAGACTTTACCGTCTCTAATGCCATGGTTTTGGAATCCGATAAACCAAGCATTGTCGTTGCCATTGCGATTAAATCTGTGGATCTTTCCGTCAAGCTGAATTGACGGCAAAGAGAAGCCATTGGACTCTAAAGCCCTTCTCAATTGTTCCACTTTTAATACCCTTATTTTAAATGACGATTGTGTTCTAGCGAGAGTAAAGCATCAGCAACAGATCGAGCAACAAAATAGATTCCACCCTTGCTTAAAATCATCTGCTCAAAGCATTTTTGTTGCTCAGATTGCACCGCTTTTCCTGTCTTAACTTCCACTTCTAATCTGCGCCCATCGATCATCAAACCAGTTATATCTGCACACCCGATTAAACCATATCGAATCAGCTTCTCTTCGCGATACGCCGCGCCCGTTGGCTGACTCCAGACCCTGCAAATTTTGGTGTTATTTAACGCCAAAATTATCTGGTTCTGTAGCGTGTCGTGGTTCAAACTTCGATTTGACATACAACCATTCTTGCTTCGCGACTTTTGGCCCGTATCGTCCTTCAATTTGATGAAAGACCCACCCGGGTTTATATCTTCTGCTTATTGCTCTCGAAATCAATTTATCTATATCTGTTTTTACCTTGTTCACATTAAATTGATCAATGCTTTTTATTTCTTCAAGTTCAATTGACTTGTCCACAGACTTTGCTAATTCTCTATTTTGTTTTTCGATTTCTTTTCCACATTCTGGGCAAGAATCTAATTTTTGAAACGTGAAATAACAAAATCGACAAGTCAGAAAGCTATCAGAAGTTTGCTGTTTTGAAGTCTTCCCATGTCCCTCTAGGATGCACTCTTTATCATCTTCGACAAAGCCATGTCTAAGCACGTTGCCGACATGATCCAAAACCAAGAAATTTTCTTTTCCTGGGTAGGGTCTTGTGGCGCGTCCGAGCTGCTGAATGTGAAGGTTGTAACTTAGTGTTGGCCTCGCAATAATCACGGTTCTCAAGCATGGAATATCTACGCCGGTACAGAAGATTCCAACATTCACAACCACTTTTATAGCGCCATTCTCAAGGCACTTCTTGGCCCAATCTCGCTCGCCAGAAGTCGAATTGGCATCGACGTGCAGCGCCGCGACTCCCTTATCAGCAAACTCATTCATGATCGCTTGGCTGTGTTTTATATTAATCGCAAAAACAATGGTTGGTAAATTGTAAGAGTGTTTTTTCCAGGTAGCAAAAAGATCGCCACAAATGTCGGCTCGATCAACTTCCTTCCACAATTGGTGGCTGTTAAAGTCTCCGGTTTTCTTATCGACATCGACATTTTTCAAATTGATTTTGCTTGGTATAGAATAATATTTCCCACCGACAAGGTAACCGTCTTTGATGAGATCTTTAATCCCAATTGGGAAAACCACGGCGTCAGCGATATGCTTGAGACCATGCTTGACGAAAGGAGTGGCAGAAACGGGAAGAAAGTAAGAATCAGGATAGCTTTCGACAACGGTTTTAAAGCTTTCGGAGACTGCTAAATGCGCTTCGTCAATTACGATTAAATCAGCGTGAGGTCTCAAGCCCCTCGATCTTAAGGTGTCGATAGAGCAAATCTGGATGTTTTCATGAGGTCGATTGTTCCAATGGCCGGACATGATAACGCCGTGGTCGATACCCTCATCAAATAACCGTTTTGAAGCTTGCTCTACAAGCTCCTTGCCGCGCACGATCATCATTGCTTTCTTGCCCTTTTCCTTCACGCCCTGCATGATCCTTGTGAAGCAAAGGGTCTTACCGGCCCCGGTAGCTAGATAGAGCAATACCTTTTTAGTTCCACCTGCATAATGGTTTCTGATTTCTTCTAAAGCTTTTTCCTGATAAGGACGTAAAACTTTCTTAATCATCGTCATAGACAAATTCTCCCGAATGACAGTTGATAAATCCGTGGATTTCACCATCCCAATAGACTGTTATTTTTTTTGTATTTATATCGGCGTCGAGTGGCAGGTCTGATAATAGCTCTATTAAATCTTGTACTTTCACAATAAACTCCTTTAAAACCGTGTTAAATATAAATCTAACACGGTTTTATCAGGAATTAAAAACTAGAACGGAATTTCTGGGCTTGGCTTGAATGATTCTGGTTTTTTCTGTGGAGGCCTTGCCGCCGAGATCCCATGAGGTTGCAATGCCATAAGCTCCGCTTCGAGTCCCATGCCATCGATGCGCTGAATGACTTCAGCTCTTGATAGCAAGTTGCTTAAGCCATTCTCTCCGATCCAAGATATCTTGGGATAAGTCTTTCCTTCCTGGTCTTTTTCAAGGATGACGCCGACATAATAATCTTTCGATATATCGATAGCATTTCCTTTGGGACCATCGGCGAAAATACTTAGATCGGTTCCACGAAATCCAAGTCCAATGATCGCTTTTAGCGTGATATCCTTGGCTCCACCGTTGAGACTTCCGGCCCAATAAAGATTGTGCGAAACGGCCTCTTCATCCAAGACATCCATCTGAATTATAAGCCTAATGCCGTTGTCTTTCTTCTGGCCTCTGATTCCATAATTAACAATCTTTCCGTAATATTTTCCTGGCGCGATCATTCTTTTGTCTCCGCTGTAATTGTTGATATGAGAGCATAAATGTTAGCTAGGTGTTCGAACACTACTTTTTCAAAAATATCAGTTCTATTCTTTTCTACATATTTTCTTTTGGCAAAATTAGCTGATATGTCTTTGTAAAAAGTGTCATAAATCTTTTCATATGAAGAAGGATCAGACATTGATATTTAACCTTATTTTTAGCCTGTTTTCGATCTTAATAAGCTGATCTACATTGTTATTAGCCTTGGCTATTGTCTGCGTTACCAGTTCTCTTAGCCCTTCTTCAGTTTCATTGACTTGAAGCATGTCGTAGATCCTATCTATAATGACTTCTGGCTTTTCGACATCGGGGACATTCGCTGCCGAGGCATAATCTTCCCACCCAAGATTTAAAAGCAATGGTAGGCCCATTCGGTTTTTGGCGTCCCAACCTGGCCTTCTCTCGGTGTACATGACCCTAACGCCATCGCCTACTACGTTACTCCCATCCTTTTTAGTAAAGATCTGGAAATTGGCAAACAATACAGCGTCAACCCACTCCCTAAAGATTGGTGAAGATTTTTTGTAAAGCTTCAGCTCGTAACGATCATATGGACTAGCTGTCAAAGGATCGTTAAAAGTTACAACCGTACTATGTGCTATCAAAATGATATTCATTTTGCGTTCATTGCGTAGCTTGTCCACCGCACCGATGAAAGCCTTCCATCGCTCTACAAGCTCAACGTAGCCTTTTCCATACCCCCCCGCTGCTAGCTCTATAGACTTCACGCCGTAGTCTTTGCAAATCTGTTGATAAAGCAATGGCTCTAACCAGTCTAAGCTATCTACTGCAAGGGTCTTGTAGTCGTGTGGATCTTTCCTAAGTTCTTCCAGATCGGCAAGCACATCATTAAATGTATCAGGCACTGGGAGCCGAGATACATCTAGATGATTGGTGCCGCTCTCAGGACCTAGAAAAATTGTATCTGGAGCGTTGGCGGCAAAGGTGCTTTTCCCTACGCCATCAGGCCCATAGATAAGCACTAAATGTGGTTTTGGTATCTTGCCTTTAGTTACTTGCGCTAGTCGACTCATTTTGTACCCTTTAAAATTGCTTTAACCCGGTTAATCTGAAAAGAAGGTATGCTTTTCCTGCGAATCCATTGCCTGATCGTTTCGCTGGATTTGTAACCCAAAAGCGTAGCCATCTCGCTAGGACCATGCTCTTTGATCCAAGCATCTAGTTGCTTAATAATATCCATTTTTTTATCTCCAAAAATTGTTCTGCAATTGTTGTGACATTGTACAAAATCTTTGGCAAGATATTTTTATCAAAAAAGATTATTTTTTAAGGATGGTTATGTTGAAAAAATTATTTAGATTTTTAACAAAAAAAGTTTTAGCTGAAAATATTAGGATCTGCCCATTTTGTTCTGGAGACGTTTTGGCCGTTCGCCAATCCCGAGAAGGATTTTATTTAACTTGTGAAAATTGTTTTGCAAGATCGAGAGAAGCAGCTACTATCAGCCTTGCAATCAACCAATGGAACATAGTTGTATATGAACAAAAACGAATGGCATCAGTGGAGAGCTAAGGGACTTGGTGCATCAGATGCACCGATCATCTTAGGCCTCAGCCCATGGAAAGATCGAATCACTTTATACAAAGAAAAAATTGGTGAAATAAAAAAAGATTATACAAGCAATTGGGCAATCGATCGGGGTAATAGACTGGAGCCGATCGCTAGAGCTCATTATGAATTGATGGTTCTCTACGATTGCCCTCCTCAAATGGTAGAACATGGTGAATTTCCCTGGCTGAGAGCTTCCCTCGACGGATACAACCCCGTCGAGAGTGTCGTACTAGAAATCAAATGCCCTGGCAAAGCTGACCATCAAAAAGCGATAGACTATAAAGTACCAAAAAAATACTATGCTCAATTGCAACACCAGCTCCTAGTTACTAGAGCCAAGCGTTGTGATTATTTTTCTTTCGATGGTTCTACTGGCGTCATCGTCGAAGTCTTTCCCGATCCTGCTTTTATGCTTCGGTTATTTTGCGAGTTAAGAGATTTCTGGGAATGTATCGAAAACAGAAAAGAGCCATCAAAAACAATTAATGAATTAGTTTTACCAGGAATTGTTGAATGAGAATCAGATACACGTGTAGAAATCAGCAAGAATTTAAGATTTATAAAGTAGAAAAGGGAAAGGAAGACGAAGATCTAGGGACGTGGTTCGGGAAATTTGAGCAAGTCATGGCTGAACTCCATGACGCATATGCGCCGGAGTTCATCGATTTTACCGCCAAGAATGTAATTTATCGAAGCGTCTTTAATCATTCTTCGAAAAAATTATCCAAAAAAATAAGAAGATTATGCAAGAAATAGAGACAACCTGGCAGAGAGCCACAAGAAATAGGACCAGGTTGTCTACAAATATTACAAAATCTTGGTTATTTTTCATGGTTTTTTAGCCTGTAAAACTGCAAAAGCTGCAATCTCCCCAATTCGGTTGCATCGATTACCAAACCGATCTTTATAGGCAATGAAGAGATATCCACCTGCTCCCCATTGTGTACCCCATGAGTTTCTAACTACCCAGTAGCCACCGTCATCATTCCAGCCCTCGATTACAACCATGTGATCAACTCTAGCTTGCGTACAATTGCGGAAGATGCCACCCCGATAGTTACCGAAAGATCCGTTGACCACGGCTGCAACAGGCCCATATTTCAGAATCGCAGCTTTTAATTCGGTTTCTGAAGGGGCTTGCCCTGGAGTTCCGATATATGACCAGCTAAATAATTTTGCTACTGGTTTAGGATATGGACAGGCTAAGTCGGCTCCTGCATATGGGAAGGAAGCTTCATTCGTTACGCCCTTAGCTACGATATAGTTAAAAGCATTGAAGAATCCCCCGCGACAAGATCCAGATCCCGAACAGCTCAAGACATCCTGCTCACTCAAATCTTCTCTATTTTGGTTCGTTAAATGAGTCAGAGACTCAACGACTGAAGTTGTGGCAAAGGCCCAGCATGATCCACATCGGCCCTGGTTTCTAATCGGGTGAGTCGATGCCCAAACAAAATTCCTAGGCAAAGCCAAGGATTCTTGATCCTCTTTAGCCATCGAAGTCCACTCAGCTAACTTAGGCCAATTTTCGGGAAGCTCTAAGCCCCTGCCGTTGTCATCGTCAGCCTGTTCATCTTCGGAGCTCCAGCCCCCATCATGTCCTAATGGGTCTGGAGTTTCTTGAGCCTTTGCAATGCTTGACATTTGCAACAAAAAAAAGAGGATAAAAAGCTTCATAAGACAAACTCCATTATGGTTTTACTTACTAGCAATTATACTTTGTTTTGAAGCTTTTACCACCCTAGCTATATGC